CAGTTACAGACCTTAATGTTAAATCTACTCCGTCAGGTGGTCGGTTATCTCCAACATATTCATCCTCTGCATATCTATATGAGTAACCTCTACCATCCGAACCAATATAATTAAGAATTTCAGGTTGACCTCCCACATAATTTTCAAGGCTATAATCTGATCCATACAACATTGTAGGAGCTTGCTGTTGAGTATCTGTACCTACATTAGCCAAAGCACCAGTATCTTGGGTTGTTGTTTGTTGTTGAGTTTCAGTAGGTTGTTGTGCATACTTTGCACTAATCGCAGCTACTTTAGATGCTAGTTGTGGATCATCTTGTGGCACTAAACCTTGATCAGTATAACTTTTAATTAATGCAACTATTTCTTCGCCTTCAGTCATTATCTAGCTCCTTGCATTGGCATCGATGCCATAATATTCCCTAAAGCACCACTTCCAATGCCTTTTCTTTTTAATTCCATAACTTTATTCATTAAATACTGTTCAGCATTAAATCCACCTTGTTGTGGTGGTTGACCACCACCCATTGGTAAAGCCCCCATTGGTTTTACAGGACCAAAAGCCTGTGGATTAATTGGCCTTATTGTAGCTAATGAATTATTTGGGAGCATTTTTCAACATTTCCATTTGCAATTTAGCATTATTCTTTTCTCTCTCTAATTGCAGATCTGCCTCTAACTTAGTAATTTTTGCCTGTAAATCTGCTTGAGCTTTGGTAGCTTCAATCTGTAAATCTTGTTCTGCTTCAGCTTGTTTGATTTGTATTGAAGATTGAGCTTTGGCTTGATCTGCTTGAATCTGTGCTTGTGTTCTAGCTTTTAAGGCATCTGCTTCAAGTTTAGCAAGTTGTTGTGCATATTGTAATGGATTCTGTTGTTGTTGCTGTTGTTGGCCTGTCAAAGATTTTAATGCATCGATCTGTTGCATTTGTGGTGATTGTCTTACAACTTGGGCTGCCCTCTGACTAATTAATCGATCTAATTCTGGATTAATGTCTTTTGGTTTATAATTAGGATTCTTAAAGTCTGGAACTGGTTGCATTGGAACTCCAATACTTGCTTCCATTCTTTGTCGATATAATAAGGCAACATGTTCTGCAATATGTGCAATCATAATAGGTTGCATACCCTTTGTAGCATTATTACCACCTAACATTGGATCTTGTAAAAACTGCATGTGTACAGCAATGTGCGAATCATGATCTTGTTCTGGAAAAGCTTTTAATGGCTTGCCATACATCACTGACATATTTTCATCAACTGGGTCAGTTCTTGGAGCTTCATCAGGTTTCTTTAGTATTTCATCAATATTAGGCACTCTAATAGCTTCATACATTCTCTTGTATGCTTCATATAAATTATGCAAATCAGGTTGTGACCTAGCCATTTCCAATACAGCTTGTGCCTGTGCAATCCTTTGAGCAGTGCTAAAGATGTTGGGGTCACTGACAGGGAGAATATCAATGCGATCATCAAAGTCAGCAGCATATATTTCAGAACTGCTTCCAGAGAATGAAAATGTAAATTTTTCAGGCAAGTATTCTGCATTCAACCTGGCAAGCATTTTAAACTCTTGCCCTTGTGAATAATGAAGCCTTTTATGTATTGCAGAAAAAGCTTTAGAACCTTGCTCTATCAATGCCACTGTTGATCCAACAGGAGCATTTGGATTTACATCCCCAACATTCAAATCAGCCGTACTTGCAAATCTTTGACCTGCATCAACGATAAAACCTAATAAATTAAATAAAGATCCACTAGGTTCCTTGAATGGCAATGGCATTATAGCTTTATTAACATCATCTACAGTCGCATCTAAATCAACAAACTCACCAGGATTGACTTGTACTTCACCCCCTGCAACACGACCTCTTAATTTAAAACCACCTTGCATATTAGCAAAAGCAGCCGAATCAAGTAATGCTCTTAATGAACCAGTGGCTGCCTTACCTAATCCACCGATTAAATGAAATAATCCAAACCCATAAAAGCCTAAACCTGGCAAGAACTTATAACTGACAAACCAATCTCTGCGTTTCTTCTTTTCGTCATCTTCTCTATAATTACGTCTAATGCTGACAATCTTTTCACTGTCATAATCAATTGTGATCACATATGGAGTGGCTACAGCATTTTCATCTTCAGGATCTACCTCATCGATCTCATCAAACAATTCATAAACATGCATTTCCAACAAAGTCATAACTTCATCTTGTTGGTCATCACCATAAGTATTAACACCTTCGACTTCTCCGATAGTGTCACCAGATGGATCAGAACCATCCCCTGAATACTCACTAGGTAAATAATATCCAGATTGGACATACTTATTATAATCGTTTTTAGGCAAACGAATAACTTGTGTGTATCTTGGGGAAGTCATAAGATCTTTGCTCTCTGGAGCAACGACAAAATCTTCAGCTTTAATAAACTGAGAACATTGCCTACCCATATTACTATCCCACCAAACTTTCTTAAATGTCTGACCAACTAATGGTAAATGAAATAGCATTTGATCCAGATCAGGAAAGTATTCTGGCATCTCTTCAACAATCTGATAGTTCATATATTCACGAACTCTTCTGGCTTGATCCTCTGTCTCTTCATTAGGAGTGCCAATAATAACAGTTTTAACTGGACCACCAGATGGATAAAGTTCTGCAATAGCTCTGGCATTAAACTGAGTCGCAGCTTCTGCAATCATAGGATGCACAACTGTTGATAAACCTCTGGTAGCTCTTTCTTCTTCTGATTCTTCTTGACCACCATCAGGATCTAATGTCTTTAATCCTTTTTTATATCGTTCTTCCCATTCCGACCTAGAGCTTTTATCATCTTCATAAAGCGAAATAAGAGTTGAAGCTTTCTTCTGTAACTCTCTCTCATTAATTTTTTCAGCCAGATTTTCATCAAACTCATCTTCAGTCTCTGCAACTTGATCTGTATCTGGATCTCCAACAAGAACTTCATCACCAACTGATTCGACTTGTAAATCATCTGGTGGAGCACCTTCAGCAAAAGGAATTTCAACCATATAATGTTATCCTCTTTCTCTCTTCAAAATCATCGTCAATATCATCATTTGAATGTGTAACAAACCAACCCTTGCGTAATCTTAACCAAGCCTGAGTACAAGTGTCAACAATATCGTCATTTTCAGTGGCAGGGAAAGTCGCACATATATCAATTAGGTCTTTACACCATTTTTTGTTTGAAGGATACCAAATTCTGCCATCTTCCAATAATGCAGATGATGCATGTGCTCTAGCTTCCTTGTCTCTGTCAGGCATATATTCAATAACAGGAACTCCTGCCATGCGTAAATCTTGCAGTAAACTTTGACCAGAAGCTTTCTTTTCTATCAGTACAGCGTCAGGTTCATAGTCATAATAAGATTCTTGTGCGATCTTTCTTAATTCAGGATAGGTAACTCTATCATACCACATGTCTAACACTATGGCATTAACCTGACCATTTTTTCTAAACACCCCCCAAGTAGTTCTGGCAGAATAGGATGTTTTTTCTTTGGTGCTAAATGCAGTATCCCAAGATTGTAGAACATATTCGATGTCAGGAAGATTAGAGTTCTCCCAAGGAACCCACCACTCAGCTTTTAGGATACCACCACCCTTGGGCATAGGTCTTTGTTGCAATTGACCTGCTGATGCGTAACTCCCAAGACTCTTTTCAATATTATCCAAAGTCTTTTTGTCAATACGTTCTTCCCACAACAATTCACCTTCTCTGGTCCTTGGATCTGTGAAACCAAGGATTGATTTGGTCGGTGTCGGATGTCCGACCTCATATCGAGCAGGTAAGCATAAATGATCCCATTCATCGTATTGGTTCGCTAATATATGTCCTGTTAAATCTTTTTCATGCACTCTTTGCATAATTATAATAAAAGCACCAGTCTTTGGATCATTTAATCTGGTTTGCATTGCCTGATCCCACCAGTCTAAAACACTTTCACGAACTGTAGCAGATTCGCTTTCTCTGACGTTATGTGGATCATCAACTACAATTATATCACCACCTTCACCAGTCAGAGCACCATCAACTGACGTTGCAATTCTAGCACCAGTTTTATTGTTTTCAAATCTTTGCTTTTGATTTTGGTCAGATGTCAGGCTAAACACATCACCAAAATGAGTTTGATACCATCTACTATCCAGTAATCTCCGACACTTAACACTATCTCTAATGGATAATGAACTGGCATAAGAAGCATATAAGAATTTTTTGTCAGGCTGTATGGTCCAAGTCCAAGCAGGTAATACAACAGCCACAGAAATAGACTTCATATGTCGAGGTGGTACATTGATGATAAGTCTTTTGATATCACCTTCAACAACAGCTTGGAGATGTTCACCGATTGCATCGATATGCCAATTATTTTGAAAGTCTACACCAGGCTCAATGGAACTCCAACTAGCCTTCGTGAACTCCCTCAATGACCTTCGGTACTTCTCTGCCCTTACTTGTTCCAGTGACAGATTGCTCAAGAACTCTTTCAAGTTGGGCAAGTTGTTCATTATCAATCCTAGATAAATCTATTATATGTCTTTGTTCAATAGTAGTATTTGTTTCCTGTTTATCAACCCAACCTGCTCTATTCTTGAGCCAGAAGATCATAGCTGTATTATCTTTATCAACAGTAGCCTTTTCATATAAAGCATTTGTTACATCGACAATACCAGAAGCTCGACCTCTTTTTAATGCGTCAGAGAAGTCAGGATTTTCAATTTGTCTTTCGTATATCGTTGCGTCAGAAACTCCAAAGACTGCTGCTATTTGATCGACAGTCAATCCCTTTGAAGCAAGATGTTCAGCCTTTGCACAAATAGCTTCTGTGATTTCAAATTTAGGTCTACCGATTTTCTTTTTCATATCTTACCTTTCTTGCAGTGGTTAGCTGTTTATTTATATATAACGTATAAAACCAAAAAAAGAAACCCCACAAAAGTGGGGCTAAGTTAAGGCAGTAGGGAAATATGAATATTATATTTTTTCTTTATACGAT